CTGGGGAAGCGGGGTGCAGCCGTGAAATTCGATATCCCACCGGGGGCCAAGGCGCTGATCGCGCTGGCCATCGCTGCCGCCATCTACGGCGCCATCGTGAGTTACGGCAACGGGCGTTACGAGGCGGGCAAACAGGCTGAGAAAGCGGCATGGACCCAGCGCGAAAACGCTGAGCTGGTCACTGCCAATGCCGAGATCGTCCGCCTGAATGCACAGGCACGCAAAGACGAACAGGACCACGCCGCTGCGCTTGCCAAGGCGTCCGGCACTTATCAGGAGTCACTGAAAAATGAAAAAGCTGCTCATGACCGCACTGTGGCTGACCTGCGCTCTGGCGCTCTCAAGTTGCGCATCGAACTTGCCCGCCGCGAAGGTGCCGATGGAAGTGCCAGCGGCACGCCTGGCGCCGGCTCCGGCGGATGTGATGGTGCCGCGTACGGCGAACTTTCGCCAGCGGCTGCTGGATTTCTTGTCGGCCTCGCCAGCGAAGCCGACGAAGTAGTGCATCAATTGACGGCCTGCCAGGCCGACTTAACCGCCGACCGGCGGATCAACCACACCCAGGGGGAAGAATGAGCGAAAAACAAACCGGGCTGGATGCCAACGCCCAAATCATGCACAGCCTCGGCCAACTTACCGGCGCGGTACAGGAAATGAATCGCGGCCTGACGGCTCGCATCGAGGAAAACAACCGCAACCTGACGGCACGTATTGAGGATATTCGCGCTGACATCCGCCGCTCCGAAGAAGCCCAACAGCAACGGATTGACCGCGTTGAGGAAAGCCTCGGCCAGCGGATCGGAACCCTTGAGGAAAGCGTTGGTAAACGGATCGATGGCCTGGGCACTCGCGTGGCCAACCTCGAAGCCGAAGACAAGAAGCTGATCGAGAAAACGGCCAAGCTTGGCGCCCTGGGCGGCGGTATCGGCGGCGCACTGGCTGCTGCGGCGGTCGAAGTCATCAAGCGGATGTGACCCATGGCCCACAGCCAAGAAACCCGCGAGCGCGTCCGTCAGCTTTACATCGAGGGCATGCCCTTGAACGGCGCGGCGATCACTTGCGGCGTCAGCTACGACACGGCCCGCGACTGGAAGCGAATCGCCAAGGCCAAGGGCGACGATTGGGACACGGCCCGCGCCGCATACCGCATCAGCGACCAGGGCATGGAAGACCTCAACAAGCAGCTCGTCGAGGACTTCGCCCGCCAGGTGATCACGACCACGCGGGAACTGGAAGAAGCCAAGATTCCCGCCGCCGACAAGGCCGCGCTGCTCGCCCAGTTGGCGGACGGCTACGCCAAGTTCAGCAAGGCATTCGGGCGGCTCAATCCGCAGTTTTCCGGGCTTTCCGTGGCACTGGATACGCTCAAGGTCATTGCCGAATTCCTCAAGAAGACCGACCCGGCCGCATTGCGGGCGTTGCAGCCGCATCTTGAGGACATCGCGGCCGGGCTTGGGAAACGCTATGCGTAAGACCGTTAATGTGGTTTCGATTTCTGGCGGAAAAGACAGTGCCGCAACCATCTTGCTCGCTCTGAGTCGATGCGCGGCAGGATCGGTGGTTCCGATTTTTTGCGATACGGGAAACGAACACGCTGAGGTCTACAACTATCTCGCCTATCTCGAACAGGCTCTGGATATTTCGATTGTTCGACTCAAGGCTGATTTCTCCGAACAAATAGCCGCAAAGCGGCGATTTATCGCCAACGATCAGCGCCACGGCAGAGACAAGCATGGTCGGCGTCTCCGCTGGAGCAACAAGGCTAAACGCCGGGCGCTGGCCGTTCTCTATCCGACCGGAAATCCGTTCATCGACTTGTGCTTGTGGAAAGGGCGGTTTCCGTCGCGAAAGGCACAGTTCTGCACCGAAGAACTCAAGCGAAACATGGCTGTTTCCTATCAGCTCGACCTCATCGACCAAGGTTTAAACGTGGTGAGCTGGCAGGGCGTTCGGCGCGATGAAAGCCAGAACCGGCGTAACGCCAAGAAAATCGAACGTATCGGCCCCCACCTATACGCATTCCGGCCTCTGGTCGAATGGAGCGCGACTCAAGTGTTTGAATACTGCGCCAGTAATGGATTGCAGCCGAATCCGCTATACAAGCAGGGCATGTCTAGGGTCGGTTGCATGCCATGTATCAACGCTGGAAAAGAAGAACTGCGCCAAATTGCTGCTCGCTTTCCCGACTCATTGGAAGAAAAAAGCCGCTGGGAAATGCTTGTTGGACAGGCGTCAAAGCGGGGTTTTTCGACGTTCTTCAATAAAGAACTTCACGGCGGTTACAACTCTGACAGAAGAATCATGGCGGCTAACCGCATTGAGGCTGTCATTCACTGGGCGCATACAAGCCGTGGCGGCCGTCAACTCGACATGCTTGCAATTATTACCGAGCCGGCGGCATGTTCATCTGCATATGGACTGTGCGAATGATTGAATTCGACTGGTCCGACGCCTACGAAGACCTGACCGAGGTAAAGAACCTGGGCGACTTCCAGCGCAGGATGGAAGCCTTCGCCGATGAACTGCGCCAGACCATCGAGCTGGAGTGCGAGGCCTTTCCAATTGATCCAGCGGCGAGCAAGGCGCGGCGCGAGCGGGCGGTGTTCGACTACAGGTTCTTCTGTCGGACCTACTTCCCGCATTACGTTTCGACCGATGATTTTTCGATATTCCACGACTACATCTTCGAGCGATTCCCCCAGCTTATCGACGGTGCCACCGATGCACGCGATGTTGATGAAGCCCCGCGCGGCGAAGCCAAGTCGACCTACACCACTCAGCTCGGCAGTCTCTGGTGTATATGCCGCGCCAACTATCTCGCCGAATTGGTGCCAGCCGCCAGCAAGAAGGCCAGAAAGTGGTTAATCGGCATCATCATGAACACGCTTGAGCAATCCATCGAAATGCTCGAAGCGATCAAGGCCGAGCTGGACAGTAACCCGCGGCTGGCGGCGGACTTCCCCAAGGCGGTTGGCCGTGGCCGCATCTGGCAGGCGGCGACCATTGTCACGGCCAACGGCATCAAGTTGCGCGTCGGCGGTGTCGGCAAGAAGATGCGCGGTATGCGGCACGGACCGCACCGTCCCGGCCTGATCTTCCTGGATGACTTGGAAAACGACGAGAACGTGCGCAACAAGGAACAGCGCGACGCCGTTGAAAACTTCGTCATCAAGGCGGTGGTCGGCCTGGCTGGGCCGGCAGGCGGCATGGACATCTTCTGGGTCGGCACCAGCCTGCACTACGACGCCGCGATCAACCGCGTTTCGCGCAAGCCTGGCTGGCGCCGCAAGGTGTTCAAGTCAATCATGCAATGGCCGGACCGCATGGACCTGTGGGAGAAGTGGGAAGGTATCTACACCTCGGCCACTGCCAGCGACGAGGACGGCGCACAGGAAAAGGCCGAGGCCGAGGCGCTGGCGTTCTACCAGGCGAACAAGGAAGCGATGGATGCCGGCGCGGTTGTGTCATGGCCGGCCGTTCGCCCGCTGTACCGCCTGATGTGCATGTACGCCAGCGACCACGATGCGTTCAACCAGGAACAGCAGAACGAGGCCGGTAACGACGATATGGCGCCGTTCAAGAACATTCAGTTCTGGGTTGATCGGCGTTCTGACTGGTTGATGTTCGGCGCCGTTGACCCGTCTCTTGGAAAGCAGGGAAAGAAGCGTGACCCGTCGGCGATCCTGGTGGGCGGTCTGAACCGAAACACGATGATTCTTGATGTCGTCGAAGCCGATATCGCCAAGCGTGTTCCTGACATGATCATCAGTCGCGCTATCGAGTTCCAGAAGGAATATCAATGCCTAGCGTGGGGCATTGAAACGGTTCAGTTCCAGGAATTCCTCTACACCGAACTGATCAAGCGGGCGGCGCTGGCCGGCATCGCTTTCCCTGGCATTCCGATGCCCGAGAACGTCGAGAAAGACCTGCGCATCATCAGCCTTCAGCCGCATGTCAGCAATGGCCTGATCAGGTTGCATCGCTCGCAGGTGGTGATGATCGAGCAACTGAAGTTCTGGCCAGAGGCTGACCACGATGACGGTCCGGATGCCCTGGAAAAGCTCTACAAGATAGCAACGCAGTTCGCGGGCGAATGGCGCTACACCAGCGCCGGCCAGTCGCGCCGCGACAACCGCAACACCGGCCGCAACAGCGGCCACACCACTGACGACGATTGGGACGACGATGATTAATCAATTAAAGCGCGGGTGGGCGGCGCTCGCCGCCAATTTCTCCAAGAACGACCTGAACAAGACGCAGGCCGGCGCCCGCTCGGCAACGTCCGGAACGTCGAATTACCTGTCGGTTCAGACGCTCGACCCGGCACGCCTGGCCGCTGCGTTCCAGCAGGCCGACCAGGGCTATATCACCGATCAGGCGCGGCTGTTCAACATGATCGAGCAGGCCGATACGCACATCTTCAGTGAGCTTTCAAAGCGCCGCCGGGCGATCACCGGCCTGGGATGGCAGCTCACGCCGCACGACGATGCCTCGCAGTCGGAAATCGACCGGACGAAGGAACTGACCGACATCATCCGCAGCATCGACGGCTTCGAGGATTTCCAGTACGACCTGACCGACGCCATCGGCAAGGGGCTGGCCTGTTTCGACACCGAATGGTCGATGGGCAGCACATGGGTGCCGCGCCAGTACATTTTCGTGCCGCAGACTGAATTCCAGATCGACCCTAAAACCGGCGTGCTGCAATACGTGGTCAACGGCATGCCGCAGCCGCTGCGCGAAGGCGGCTGGGTGGTGCATCAGCATCGCTCGCTGAGCGGCTACATCGAGCAGGCGGCGCTGTTCCGCGTGCTGGGCTGGACGTATGCCTACAAGGCCTACAACACGCTGGACATGCAGAAATTCCTGGAAAAATACGGTCTGCCGCTGCGCCTGGGCAAGTACCCGGCCGGGATCGGCGACAAGCAGCGCAATGAACTGCTCAAGGCGGTTCGTAGTATCGGCCATGACGGAGCCGGGGTCGTCCCGGCCAACATGACTATCGATTTCGTGCAGGCCACCGCTTCCGGCAAGGTCGATGACTTCCTGAGCGCCATGGAGTATTGGGAGCGCAAGCAGTCCATCGCGATCCTGGGCGGAACGCTGACCAGCCAGGCAGACGGCAAGACGAGTACCAACGCGCTCGGCAACGTCCACCAGAAAGAACTGCGCAAGATCATGTTGCACGACGTGGCGCAGGCCGAGCCGACCAACCAGGTTCATGTGGTCAATCGCATCTCTCTGGTCAACGGCATGTTCACGCCTGGACGCGAGCCGAAATTCGGCTACCTGACCGAGGAAAACGCAGACCAGGCCAAGCTGGTCGACGTACTGGACAAGGCGGCAGGCATGGGCATGGAGATCGACCTCGACTATGCCCACAAGGCCACACAAATTCCGCGGGCGAAGGAAGGCGCCAAGCTGCTGAAGCCGAGCGGAAAGGCGGGCAGAGGCCCGGCTATTCCGCCATCGGACGCGGCGCTGACGTTGCAGGCTGCGCTTTCGTCGACCGACATCACCGCCGCCTACAGCGCCCAGCTCGCCGCGCTGTGCGCGCCGTTCGAGCAGCAGCTTATTCAGCAGATTTCCGCCGCTGTAGCAGAGTCAGGAGACTTTGACGAGGCGCTGGCGAAGATCGAGGCGCTGAAGTCTGATCCGAAGTGGGCCGAGGCGATTGCCAGCGGGATGATGGCGGCGAATTTGGCGGGGCGGGTTGAGGTGGAAAACGGAGAGTGACCGGAAAGGCGACCCGGTTTCGTCGCCGAACAGAGGAAACGACATGGACGACCAAGTAATCGAGAAGGAAATTCAGACCAAGGGGCTGACCGCGCCGCGCGTTACGCCGGACGACATTGAGGCGAATATCGCCGACGTTGAGATCGTCAAGCACGTTACGAAGTCAGGAAAAGTTATGCGCTGGGCCGTATTGACCACGCAGAACGGATTTGCCGTGGTTGGCAAGCCGTCAGCCTCAGTTTCTGTCGAGAACGATAACGAAGAGCTTGGCACCAAGATCGCGATATCGAACTCACGTAATGAATTGTGGCCGCTGATGGGCTACGAACTGACGGAACGCCTGCACAAGCAGAAGTAATATGGCCAACCCAGCCGCGCTCCCTTTCTCCGAAGCCATCGACTTCTTCCAGAAGAAGATCAAGCTGCCGTCCTCTGGCTGGACAGACATCTGGCAGGAACAGCACTCGCACGCTTTCGTGGTGGCCGGCGCCACGCATGATGCGTTGGTCGAAGACCTCTACAACGCCATCGCCAAGGCGAAAGATAGTGGCGGCTATGCCGAGTTCCAGAAGGCTTTCCCGGAGATCGTCAAAAAGCACGGCTGGGCGCACAACGGAGCGCCAGGATGGCGCTCCAAGATCATCTACGACACTAACGTTACCCAGTCTTACAACGCTGGCCGGGAGCAGCAGATGCAGGCGGTCAAGCACCTGCGGCCGTATGCTCAATATCGACACACCAGCATCGAGCACCCGCGACTTGAGCACAAGGCGTGGGATGGCCTGATTCTTTCGCTGGACGATCCATGGTGGAACACTCACACGCCGCAAAACGGCTGGGGCTGCAAGTGCCGTAAATATTCGCTTTCCCGCGTCGAGGCCGACCGAGAGTTGAAGAAGGCCGGCAAGGATGCCATCGACCAGGCGCCGCCGATTGAGTGGGAAGAGAAGGCGGTCGGAAAGAACGGCAGCAACCCGCGCACGGTGCGCGTGCCGAAGGGCATCGACCCCGGCTTTGCCTATAACCCCGGCAAGGCTTACCTCGAACCGCTCACGGTGCCGCCGCTGACTGGTTACGATGCTGTTTTGAAAGAGCGTGATAAGCCGTGGCCTACTGGCGCTGATCGTCCGGCATTGCCAGTTCCGAAAAAGGTTCCTTCCAGCACTATTCTTCCGCCCGGAACACCACCGCATGTGGCGGTCGAAGACTTCCTTGATGTGTTCGGTGCAACGGTCTCTGAGGGAGCCGCCTTTACAGATGCTACGGGGAGTACTCTGGCGATCAGTAAGGCTCTTTTTGAGGATGGTTCCGGTGAATTCAAGTGGCTTGGCAAGCCAGAAAAAATAGACCGGCTGCGCTACATCAATCTGATGGCGATGACGATCATCGAACCGGACGAAATATGGTGGTCGTGGGAAGAAGACCGCGCTCACAGCAATGAAAACCCTGATTCACCAAAACGCTGGAGACTCAAGCGACGCTATTTGAGGGCATTCGAGGTCGAAGACTCTGGAGAGTATGGGATTTCTGTTTTCGAGTGGTCTGGTCGCGGCTGGACTGGTTCAACTGCGTTCGTTGCGGAACCGAGTAATGATCGCGCACGGCTGAAATATTTCGACAAACAGCGAATCGGCCGCTTGTTGTTCAAGAAATAAAAACGCGGCTACTGAGGCCGCGTTCGGTGGTTTTGATTGGGTCTGCCGCTCAGTCGGCCTGTCTTCTATCGCCACACAGGAGTTCATGATATGCAATTCACGATTGAGTTTCAAGCGGACCACCTGTCAAAGATATTGGAAGTGGTGCGTGAAGAGGTAGCAACGCCTGAACAGATGCTCGGCAGCATTGGAGAGTCGCTGCTGCGGGTGAATCAAGAGCGGCATGACCAGGGCGTCGACCCGGATGGTAAGCCGTGGGCGCCGCTGGCCGAATCAACCATTGCTGCCGGAAAGAGAAAGGGCGGGCCGCTGAAACGCACCGGCCGGATGCTCGCCAATTTCAAATATCAGGCGCGTGGCGATACGTTACGCCTAGGATTCGACAATGGCGACGGTTTCCCGGCGGTGTTTCATCAGGATGGATCGCGACCGCATGTTATTTCGGCTCGAAAGGCGAAGGCTTTGAAGTTCGGCGGCGTCTATCGCAAGCGCGTTAATCACCCAGGTCTGCCAGCACGGCGCCTCGTCGGGTTTCCAGAATCGGATCAACAACTGGTTGCCGAGGTGGCCGCCGATCATCTTCAACTGGTTTTTATTAGGCGCTCGAACGGGCAATAA